CCAGAAAACTTTGAGTTATACGACTTAAGTAAGCAAGATGAGATACTATATTCCCTGCAGTACAGGGCTGAGGAGGTATTTCAAGACAGCCATAGCGGTCAATGTGTAAATGTTTTGCCAGTATTACAACTTAAGGCGGTAAATAATTGAATCTTGCTGAGGTAATATTGCCACCTGATTGGACAAAGAAAGCCTTGTGCGCTGAGGTAGACCCTGATTTATTTTTTCCTGAAATAGGAGATGATGTGGCAAAGGCTAAAAGAATATGCAAAGCCTGTGATGTTAAGGAAGAATGTTTAAAGTATTCATTAGACAACGACGAAAGGTTTGGCGTATGGGGCGGACTGTCAGAACACAACAGAAGAAAACTCAGGGCAGAAAGAAAGTCGGCTTAAAGTTCAAGGCGATATTCTTAGCCTTGTTGGTTATCACCTTGACTTTATTTTCTATAAACAAGATAGGCACACCTTCTAAATCCCCTAATCCAGAGCCGACAAAGGCTACAATGGAGCAGAAGAAAGCCAATAAAGCGTTGGCTAAAAAGATTGCTTGGGTTGGGTATGGTTGGAAAGATAAAGAGTGGACGTGCCTTGATAAAATCTTTACTAAAGAAGCAAGATACGACCACTTGGCAAAGAATAAATCTGGTTCAAGTGCGTTTGGAATCGGACAAAGACTTAAAGAAACTAGCAAGGAACCTATGGTTCAAATCCTTCACACCTATAAATATATTCAACACAGATATAAAACTCCGTGCTCTGCAAAAAAGTGGCACACCCGTCACAACTGGTATTAATGTTTGACTTAAGGGGTAAGCCTGTATTCATATGTATATGCGGTTCTAAACTGTGGCAGGTAAATGTAATGTGGGACGTAGAAGAAAGAAGTGTTAGTTGGTACGACTTAAGACAGACTTGTGTAGTTTGTGGAGCGATAGCAACTGCACCAACACCTATAGACGAGGAAATATAAATGCCAACTTATGAGTATAGATGTAGTAAATGTAAAGCAGTTTATGTCTTAAGTAGGAGTATAGATGAACGAAGCCAAGACGTTAACTGTGTGTGTGGCAATAATGCAGATAGAGTATTTCTTCCATTATTTGTTCAGTTCAAGGGCACAGGATTTTATAAGACGGACAACAAATGATTGAATTAATCTGCCCTAAATGTGGCAAAACCTTTGAAAGACAAGGGAAAAAACGGGGCAAAATGCCCTATTGTTCACCTTGTAAAGGTGGTTCTTCCTCTTCAGATTCCTCTGACTCAACAAAATCTTTATCATTATATGGCTTGTATCCACCTAGTCTGCGAACTAATTTACTAATAGCCCTCTTGTGTCTCATACGAGATGCGTCTTCAGACCCAAGACTTAAGACATTAGCAATCTCTTTAAAGTCTAATGACTCTGCGTGGCGCATAAACAATATGCGTCTGTCTTCTTTATTTAATTTCCAGAATGCATAATCAATCTCAAGCATAAGCACCACTAAGTTTCCACCCTCTGATGGTGCACTAGGACGTCCAGGTCCACCAAGATTTAATTTATGCGATACCCCAAACTCTTGTCTTAAGACAGCAGGTAATATGGTTTCTACAATTTCAGATGTGTAATAAAATAAATCACCAACATCATAGCCGACAGACTTAGCCTTCCAGCGTTGGCAATAATCAATAGCCTGATTTCTTAGCGACTTATAGATTAAGTTCTTTGCATCACGCTCACCCTTTGCTTCCCATTCTTTTAATTTGTTTGGGTGTTCAGCAAACCATAACCATAGTGCCTGTCTTAAGTCAGCAACCTCTACCATATTAAACTTCCTGTTGTATTCTGAGGCTACTGTATCTACAATATAATCCCACTTCTTTACTTCGTCCCAATTCATTTAAGTTTATTTCCTTTTTCAACAGGGAGAAAGCCAACTACTTTCATTGTATAACTTGTGTTAGTAAACTCAGTAGTAATAGGTAATCGTTTCTCTGCCCACTCAAGTTCAGGCATATCATTTAAATCAAAAGACCATACACCCTCTGGTGTGGAGTTTATGTAGTAAGGGTTGTAACTTAAGACGGAAGATTTTTCCAATAAAAAATCATACTTCTTCTTCTCAATAAGCAGGGTTGGGTAGTGAGTATGCCTTGACTTTAACTCTATAAACATTTTATTCTCTGCAGTTATACAATCAAATCCATCATATTCATTTGGAGAATGTTCAAGGTCTGGAAAGTATTCTACTTTAAGCCAATCAAATAGTTCCTGCTCTCTCACTTATCCCACTTATCTCTTAAGACTAGAAGCCCTATGACTCCATAGTTTGCTAAGTCTTTAAATGAATCCTCTAGTGGTTCATTTACTGCTTCTCTTTTCTTATCAAATAAATTATTAATGCGGGCTAGTTTGTCCCACATACGCACACGTAATCCGTTGATTGGACCACCAGGAGACTCAGCAATATTCTTAGGACCATAGTCATAATGTTTCTGAATTAACAAGTCACCCAACTCTTGCATCACCGCTCTTACATCTTTCTCAAACTTATTTGAACTACTCATCATCTCCTCCAATATCATCTGGGTCTGCTTGTTCTAGTAGTGTCTTAAGACTATCATCAAACTTCAACATTTCTGAACTAACCACCATATCTTTAATCATTTCTTCTACCGCTTCTACCTGATTTTCTGCTGCAAATAAGGTCACATAAGTAGATTCACTTATCTTTCTAATTTGTTCGGGTTGTTCGGCGTGGTCATAAATAAATCTAAGTAATGAACCGACCTGTAACTTAACCCCATTGGGTAGGATTAGATAAGGGTCAAAAACATCATTACACTCTTCCTCCATAAAGTGTTCAACAAACTCAAAGCCATTATCAAAACTTCTATTACAGTTTTCACAATGGTAATCGTCTAGCATTATGAATTTACTTTCCTTAATATAAAGTCAGCACCTTCTGATACATAGACAGAGTTAACATCTCCACCGTCAGGCATTTGTACTATAGTTACGGGTAGTTCACGAGCCAGACTACGGGCAAACTCTGTGCCAGGTTGGTCGCCATCTGCAAAGACAAAGACTCTTTGAAAATCTGCAAGCAATCTTGTGTAATGTTTCTTCCAAGAGTTAGCACCAGGTACACCAACACAAGGAATACCAACACAAGCAGACATAGTAAGAGTATCTAGTTCACCCTCACACACTCCGATAATATCGTTAGCCTTATCAACATCAAGCACGTTGTACATTTTAGTTTCTGCACCAGTTAACCCCATATACTTAGGCTCAACAGCAGGATTAAGAGACCTAAATCGCAAGTCAACAACACCAGTCTTGGTGATATACGGGATAGATAACCTTCCAATGAATGCTTCGTGCCCAAGTTCAGGCTCCGCGACTACGCCTAATCGCGCCAGCCGTGCTACTTCTAGTGGAATTCCTCTTTGCCTTAGGTAATCTTCCGCCTGATAAATGTTTTGACTGTACTTCTCCGTTGCTTTCCCCAACAATTCCTTCTGCGATACGCTTTGCTTCACGAATATTTACTCCTTCGTACTTTGAAATGACTTGTAAACTATTTCCCTGTACTCCACAGGCGAAACATATAAAAATATTTTTATCAAGGTTTGCACTTCCAGATTGATGTGTGTCTGAGTGGAACGGACAACGGAGGTTGACTTGACCGTGATTGTTTCTGAACTTTGCTCCGTAATGTATGAGGATTTCTTTGATGCTTGGTAGGTCGTTATCAATTGTTATCACCATTTTCTGTTTTCTCCTTTAACCATTGGGTTAAATCTTGGACCACCCAAGCCCTGTCTATTGATGTATTCCTGCGCTTAACTATAACATAATGAAGCGGAACTTCCTGTAAATCCCTAGCCTTGGCGTAGTTAATTGCTTCTACTTCTGCCTCTTCCCAAAACCTAGGTAAATCAATCTTTTTTACATTCTTAAGTTCTAAGATATAAGTTTTACCAGCAATAATGGTAACTAAATCACCCTCATCATTAGCCCCAGCCTTGGTTAATCGCTCTATCCAAAGCCCCATCTTTCTAAAAAACTTGAGGACATCTATCTCAAACTTTGAACCTTTACGTCCATTTGGATTAGCCATTTGTAACCTGAATCAAATCATCTATCTCACATACATATCTAACACCATAACCAAAATCTTTTTCATAACATACTTTAAGAAACTTATCTCTTGATATATCACCCCACACTATGAACCTTGAATTAATATGTGGTTGAGTTCTATCTCCAATAAGAGTCACAAGTATTGCATAATCTGCTGTAAATAATTCTTTGCTATTGAATATAAGTTCTTTGGTTACCGTAGTCTTGACTTGATAAGTCTTACCATCTATAACTAAATCGTGCCCAGCATCACCACCAGTTAGAACTCTATCATCAGTTGTGGTTTTGTATACCTTGGCAGCAGCCAGTTCACCTAGATAACCCATAAGATTAACAGCCCAAGATGTATTGTTGGCATCAAACTTCTTATCAGTAACGTTGAACTCTTGTTTATCTTTACGCATTGCATCAACAAATTGCAAAGAAGATTCTATTTCTTCAGGTGTTAACTTTAACTCTACCACTTAAGACGCACTTTTATCTTTTTTAAGAATACGAATAGCCCAATCCATACCCATATTCAAGCCTTCACTCCACTCATCTTTGACTGGAATCTTTGCTTCCTCAATCCTTTTAACTGCCATATCTATTTCTGATTTGGTTTGAAGAATCACAAGTTGACGAATCTCTTGTGTCATATCATTCTCTTCTGCAATCATATCTCTACACGCTTTCTGGAATATCATCCATATACATATACTCAGGATTAAATGCAAGCCACACATTTATATTGGCATTAGCATCAGCCCTACCGTAACGATTCTTTACTGGTGCTACAGCCATTGATGTTCCTACCACACCAAGTGTTGCAATCA